GTTTTTTAATCATTTTTTTTCTCCTCAATTTCGTAGAAGAAGTTGTCTGTGTCTTCAGTACGCCATCTACTACTATCTTCAACATTCCAATCACTTGTTTGGACCTTCCAGTTAGGAACTTCGTTCTTCACTGTAAAGGAAGGAATATTCCATATTAATCTATTGTTTGGCTGAGCCGCATAGTTGCCATCATCCAAGGCAAGTATGTGTGCGCACTTATGCTCGTGCGGAATCTCTGAATGTTCTGTATCGACTATATTACTCTCTGGGTGTGCCCAGTCAACCGTAAAAAGATAAGATCCTGGATGCCATTTCTTGTCTTTTCCTATAAATTTACCGTGTTGGCCATCTAAGAGATCGAAAGAAGTAACAGCAGGATAGTAACTAAAACAATTCCAAAGCTCCAACTCGTCAAGTCTAGGCCTAGGAACCTTTTGTATATCATACGATCTCTGTATGAAGGCAGATATTGGGAGGCGATAAAAGACTGCACCATTTTCCATAATCGCATGAAAAAGGATTGGGCGTCCTGTAATTGAAGCCATAGCAAAGACAATACAATCTTCAGCTTCTCCATGATGTTTTTTAAGGTCATAAAGGTACTCCCTCCTGATCTGTGCATACGTCACAGGTATGTTCGCGTTTAAATATGCCATTCAACATATAGCCCTATTATGCTATTGCTAAAATAACGATAACAACTACAACAGCAATCACTAATTTTTTATGATCTGTCCATAGGTGTTCTACTTGATCTATTATCTTCATGTTTCCTCCTATTTGTCGTATATATCTCCCCAATTTTTTCCTGATTCATAATCAACTTTATTGGGGACGTCTAACTTAACAGCATTCTCCATAATCTCAACTACTTTTTTAGCTTGTTCTGGAGACTCTACAGATAAATCTAGCTCATCATGTATCTGTATATGAGCTATAATACCTTCTTTATATAAATCAAGCATTGATTTCTTGGTCATATCAGCAGCTGATCCTTGTATCAATTTATTCAAAGCTTTGTAAGTGTAGGCTCTTCTTATATTCCCTTGCCCATGTTCTTGAACTGCTTGTTCAAAAGGAAGTGCTTTATTAATTCCAAAACGATTCGGTTCCCATAAATGAAATCGACATAGTCGTCCTAATAAAGTTCTAATTTGTCCTCTTTGTTGCGCACGATTAGATACAGACTTCATCAATGTTTTTACAAATGGAACTCTTTGGTGATAGATAGAAAATAGTTCTTCCGCTTTATCTTTTGATACACCTAGTTCGGCTTGTAACTTAGCTTTACCCATTCCATAAAATAATCCAAGGTTAATTGTTTTAGCTTGGTCTCTTGGTATATCAGCCATTTTAGAAACAGTTGTGTGAAAGTCTGCGTCTGAATTTAGATAGGCATCTTTAACTCCAAAAACACTTGTATCTTGATCTAGGGATGCATAATGAACTACGAGTCTTGGTTCTTGCTGACTGTAGTCAAAACATCCCCACTCGCAACCTTCCTCAGGAATAAAGAGGGATCTTATCAATGGTCCTAAGTCTTTGTTACGAGCAGGAATCTGTTGTAAATTAGGATTAGAATACGAGAATCTTCCAGTGACCGTGCCACCTTGATCAGACCTTATCTGATTAATGTCTGCATGAATTCTACCTTTATGTTCATATCTTATAATAGTGTCAATAAATGTTGTATGTGCCTTGTTAATTTCTCTAGCTTTTGCTATCTTCTTTACCAAAGGATGACTATGAGCAGAGAGAAAATTTTTTGTAAATGAAGGTGCTTTCGTTTTTAAAGTTCGTTCGTATTCCAATCCAAGTTTGTCAAAAATTTTGGCAATCGATCTTGCGGCCCATATTTGACACTCTAATTGTGTTTCTTTTTCTACTTCTTGCAGCAATTGTTTTTCTTGTGCTGATAATTTTTGTTTCAATTTATGCGCACTTTCCACGTCGACGCGGACACCCTTAAATTTCATATCAACTAAGCATGGAAATAAATCTGTTTCTAAATTAAAAATCGATTCTAGATCCTGGTCAATAATTTCTTTTTGCATAACCTTCCATAAATCCAAAGTTAGTTCCGCATCTCTTTCCGCGTAGCTACCTACATACATAGCGGGAAGCATCCACATATCGGACTTAGGATCAATTCCCCATTCATTTGCTGCGGCTCTTAATTCTGTTTCATTTTTTCCTCGACCAACATAGTCCCAACCCAATGAATTTAAATCAAATCTAAATCTATTTTCGTTAACTAATGAGGCTGCAATCATTGTGTCATAGATTCTTCCATTTATTTTAATACCCATGGAACGAATCCAACAGACATCATACATAGCATTATGAAATATTTTATCGGCGTTAGACTCACAAAGATCGGTAAACCATTGAATTACTTTCGCTTTTTCTAAATTACCGCCGCCTTTATGATCGAAAGGAAAGTATCCTGAATAACCATCTGTGGCCACAGCGATACCTACAACTTTTCCTCTACCCACAATAGAGCCAGATCCCCTTGATTTTAAATCAGGATCGTGCGTCTCTAAGTCAATAGCAATTTGATCACAGTTTCTTAAATCTGGAAATTCTTCCGGTTTGTTCCATTCAGTTTGTGCCTTAAACATTATTTCTTTTCCTTCCATTGTTTATACCCATCAACCCAGTCTTTACCTGAAGTCTCGGGTGGTTTAATCATTCCCCAAGAATTTTTTGGGGGGTAAGTTCTTTCTGCATCTTCTTTAGAAATACCCGCATTGCGGTATTCCTCTTTTTCTGTCATAGGTATTAATTTGTAATCTCTTTCTAATACCATATCGATATAATGTTTTGCTTTCTCTAAGTCTTGTCTTTCCCCTTTATGTTTATGTCTGCAGATGTACTTAATAGCATTGCCTTCTGCAAAGAGCAACTTGTTCTCATTGATAAACTCACTCGGTTGGATTTTCATATCCTTATAATGTGATCCTCCAATTTGTTTGTCGTATGCACTCATATTATAAACTCCTTTTGTCTGTTGTTACATTTGATTAAATATAAATTCTTCATGGTTCTTGTTACTGCTACATACCAAACTCGATATTCTTCATCTTGTTTAATCACAGATTTCTTAGCAGCTTTCATGGTGTTGATGGTTTGGTTTAAAAATAAAACAACATTAGTTGCTTCTCCACCTTTAGCTCCATGAATTGTTGATACTTTTATTCTAGGTTTTTTACTAAGGTCTTCTCCATTAGCTAACATAGAACGTAAGTAATCTTTGGTCGATGATACAACTTGATCAAACGCGTCATACCATTCGAGTGTGTTATCTCTTTTACTCATTCTTTCTAAAACTCTTTGTTCCTGTATCTCTGGAACTTTTTCTCCTTTTCGCATCTGGTTCCAATAACCCACATCTTCAAAAAGTGTTTTACCTATACTATTCCCTTGTGCTGTTTCAAAAAACAAACCTTGGCTTTTTAAAAATCTTGGAATAGGTTTGAGAAGAGGATTGGTTCTCGCTAATATTAACCAGTCTCCTTTTGTCATATCAACCGCGGATAACTTAAATTGTATTAGTATTTCTCCCACTTCTTTTTTAGGAAAATAATCTTTAGTTAATCTATTATCTTGAACACGATCTATAATGCCCAATGCTTTTATTTGTATCTCGCTTGGCACTCTTTCTGATTGTTGCAGTGGTATTTCTTTTGCTTTCCAGTCAATAAAAGAGTCTACATCTGCACCGGCCCAACCAAAGATAGCCTGGTCATCATCTCCAGCAACCCATACATCACATTGATTATCCTCTTCTATTTTTTGTATCATTTTCCATTGAATAAGAGATAAGTCTTGTGCTTCATCTACAAAAATAACATCAAACTTATTTTTAATATCCCCCTTATCTAAAAATTTATCCAACATATCTGTAAAATCAATTAATTTTTTTTGGTCTTTATAAGCATCTATTTCTTTAGCTATTGCATCTAGTTTAAATCTTTCTATTTTTCCGAGATGTTCATTTCGATCGAGTTCCTCTAATGGAGAACTTTGTCTTACTCGTGCTAGGTTAATTAAATTTAAATACTCACTGTCTGAGGAAAAAATACCATTCCAGTTATTGGTTTCATAGGATGCATATTTAATTTGAATACCACATTCCTCTCCAATTCTTTTATAATTAAGTTCTTGCATAACATTCTCTTCTTTTAAACCTAGATTATTAAAAGCTAATGAATGTAATGTTTGAAAATGTTTTATATCTTTCTTTGTTAAATGTGTTTCAACTTTTAAGTATCTGTCTCTTGCTTCACCTGCTGCTTTCCGTGTAAAAGCAAAATAACCAATACGACCCAAGGGTATGCCTTTTTTAATATAGTTCTGGACTTCATTTAAAAGTCTTCTTGTTTTTCCTGTACCTGGGGGACCTATAACTTTATATCTCATAATAAAAGTCCTGTTATGTGGTAGGAAAGAATACAAAAGAAGGTAATTAATATTATATCCTCCGTCAAACCGTTATCCATTAATAATTAGATCCTTTTCTTTCGGTAGTTTTGTAAGCAATTTGTTTTGTTTCTAATTGTTTTACTCTACAAACGTTCTCTGTTTTACCATCTACATTAAATGAATGACTAAATTCTACTTTACATTTCTCTTTTAATTTTTGTCCTATTTTCTCTTCAGGAACTTTCCAACTATTTCCTAAATGAGTAATGAAAGATTGAAATTTAAAATAATGATATCCTTCTTCTGTCACACAGGCACCATTTTTAATTTGTATTCTTTCTTTTGCTCTTGGTCCATTGACACAATATTGATATAATTCTTCGGCTAAAATATCATCTATGTGCGTTCCTTCCGGTGGTTTGATTGTTTGACCATTTTTTTTCCACTCGTTTAATTTAGCTCTAAAATCTTTTGGTTTGAGAGGTTCAAAATAAGTTTCAGCTTGATCCCATATTAAACCCAATAATTCTTTTTGGTTTGTCATTAATTTTAAACTAGGAATAACAACTTCACATGTATCATCATTGGGCATAACCACATTAAATCTATATTCCGGTTGTTCATATCTTATAACTTGAAAATCTGTGACATCGGGGAAGGCATTGATACTATCGGACTTAATTCCAAAAGGTCTAGAATAGCATAGGCTTCTCATACACTTGTCTTGAATAGGGTCTTCATAACAGGTATGTCCTGCTGTTTCTTTATCCCAAGCTTTTAATTTTTGATCTAATTTAGATTTATCCCATGGGTTTTCTAGGTAAGCATAATTTGCTTTTGATACAAAGTCGGGCCATTTGTCTTTATATTTCTTTTTAGCAAAAACCATATAGTTATACATAAATCGATCCCTACCATCGTCTAATTTGTTTTTTGAACATCTAGCTAGACACGGAGGGCCATCAGAAAATTCCGGATTAGAGCCCAGTAAAATATTCTTGTGTGTTTCTTCGACTAATGCATCTAATTTCTCTCGTGTTATTTTAGATTCATTAGCTAATTTTATAAATTCTTCTAATGATAGTTTAGAATTATTCTTATCTACAGCGTATCTTGTTGTTTTTCCATTATCGTAATAAGGTAGATTAATGAAGTTGCCTGGTTTGATATTTCCTTTGTTGTCTGCCTTTAATTCTTTCTGTTTTGGAAAAATTTCTGTGGTTGGTTTTAATTCTAAAGGAAGAAGAAATGCTTTTAATGCTTCTATTAGATCTGCAGCAGGAATTGGTTCTTCTAAAAATATGTAACAATGAAGTCCACCACTTTTAGAGAGTAGTGGTATTAATGGTAATTTATATTTTTCAAATAAAGCTAAATAATTTTCTACCTTAAAATCTGCATAATTTGTTGGATCTATATCAATACAAGCAAATTGTGCTGTTTTGTCAAGTCTACAGGGTTGTATACCGATGGATATTCTGCCTTCGATGTGATTTTTATAATCGAATGGAGTGACAGGTCTTCCAGACCATTCGTAATCTGGTTTAAGTTTATTTCTTTCTGAGTCTAACTTTGCTTTGGCCATGTCGGCTATGCCAAAATCGCCATCATAACCAGAAAATAATTTTATATATTCTTCAAACATAATGATCCCTTTATTAAGGGCGAGTTAAGTCTCCCGCTCCCGCCCTCATTCCTCTTACGAGAAACTAATAA